CTAGTTTTCTTGTGACCCCTGAATGACCCCTTCCAATTTATCTGCTATATCGCCATGTCGGCTAGGGTATAGGTGGCTATAAATATTGAGGGTGGTTTCCACTCGCTCGTGACCCAATCTCTCGCTAATGGCTAAAGGTGAGACTCCTAATTCAATCAGCATAGAGGCGTGACTATGGCGCAGGTCGTGGACCCTAATTCTTGGTAGCCCAACCTTGTCTGCTCCCGTCCTAAGCGTCTTGCCATAACTATATACCCCTAAGGTAAATAATCGCTCTGACGGCCTGTAATAGGGCAATTTAGAGGTGTAGTCATTTAGTAGTTTGAATATTGAGGGTGGCAAGGTAATGATGCGATTAGATTTAGGTGTCTTTGGCTCGGTGATCATATCGACTCCGTCAATCTTAACATAGGTCTTAGATATGCTGACAGTCTTTGCTTCCTGGTCGAAGTCTGATAGGGTTAATGCCTGCAGCTCTCCAATCCGCATGCCGGAATAAAATAAAAGAGAGAACGCCAGCTGGTAGTAGATATTGTCTTCTACGGTATACAGGAAGGTGTCGAATTGGTCCTTTGTCCAGAATGCTACCTCACCGTTCCTGGTGCTCTTACCAATGGTCCCTGCCACTCTGACAGGGTTATTTTTTATGCCATGGAATTTAAGTGCATAGTTAAAGATAGCGGATAGGTTGGCATTGACGGTCCTTAGTGTCGTCTGGGCTATCTTTTCGCCTCGATTAGTTGGTTGATTCATAAGCCAGTTTTGCCATCGTCTGACTGTTTTAGCATCTATATCTAGCATAGATTGATGGCCGAAAAACGGGACCATCAGCCGATAGATTATCTTACGCTTGTTTAGCATGGTGACTGGCTTCAATCGATGAGAGCAGTCTTCCAGGTAAAGTTCGACGAAGGACTCGAATGTCATATCGGATGCGCCAGATACCTTTTTCTTATACTCTTGCTCGAATGCCATGGCCTCTCGCTTGGTCTTAAAGCCGCGCTTGGTCTTATAGCGTCTTATGCCAAGGTCGTCCATATAGCTTACTTTGGCCATCCAGGTCTTTCTGGTCTTATCCTGTCTTACGCTCATTGTAGTACCTCCTTCGTTGTGGTACAATAAGGGTATAGCAAATAGCCCCATTGTGTGGGTGTTTTGTGGTAGCTCCACCGATTACTGTTTGGCGACGGGTCGGTGGGGCTTTTTTGTGTTTTAATGGTGTTGCTTAGCATTTTTGCTGGCGTTAGCAAGTCAATCGAGTTGAGCCATATATACAAAAAGTGCCCTGGATAATCCAAGGCACCGAAAAGTCTCGAGATGGTTTTCATGGCCGGTTCACGCCGACTTCGTGCCTTAATTATAACATATATACATAGGTCAATCAATGATGTTGCCGAACGCTTTTTATTGTTCTAACCGATTGGAATCCCAACTGTTTAAAATCACCAGCTTTTCTTTTCCAAGTAAATTCCTAAAGTGTACATTTTATTTTATAAACCGCCCCATTTCTTTTGGAAGCCCGTAGTACTCTAGTACACCGCCAATCGTTTCGATTGAATATTCCTCGTGGCTACCATCAATCAACAAGTTTGTGGCGAATTCGTTAGCTTCTCGCTCAATCTTAAGTTTGGACGTTAGACTCAACCTGGACAGTTTCGGCGTCTTCTCATCTGGGTGGAGAAGAGCGTGTCCCAATTCGTGCGCACAAGTGAAGCGGCGTTTATGGGAACTCAGATTTCGATTAAGAACAATCAATTTAATGCGTCTGACTCTAGTGTAATAACCCATGACCTCTCCCAGGTCAGTTTCTAATATGTAAATTCCCTTGGACTCAGCAATCTTAAATGGATCTCTCGACTTCAAGGATTTAATATAACGTTTTAACTCCAATCATGATTCACCTCGATATTTCTTAGGCGTGTACTTACGCTTAGCTTCCATCTTAGCAATACGCACAGCCTGCTCTAATGATGCAATTAGTAGCTCTTTGGTTTCCTCACTAAACTCTTCCGTTTCCTTGGAGTATTTGAGGCCATCCAGGTCTTCTATCAAGCGTTCAAGGTCTGCTTGGATAGATGGTTCGTCTTTTTCCGTCAAGGCATAGTATGGTGTTTCTGTTCGCCCTAGCAAGTAGTCAGTGCTGACCTGGAAGTAGTCAGCGACTTTTTGAACTTTATCGATACCAGGGATTCGGGTGTCCCATCTACTGACAGTACCCGCCCCTAAACCTAAGCTGCGTTCTAACTCTGCGATGGTTATTTTTTTAGCACCGCAAAGTTCACGAACCTTGTCTACAATTGACATAATTACCAACTCCTAAGAGCTAACCGAAAAATATTTTTGCTTAAACGCAAATTTAGTGTTGACAGATTGCGTATAAGCAATTATACTTAACGTGTAAGCTAAATTGTTAAGCAAACATTTGACGCTTATTTATCTGAATAAAGTCCGCCAAGACAATGATAATGTACGCCTTAAAGTGTATGCTTATTTCTTATGCTTACACAATAGCATATACGCAAACGAATGTCAATTATAATTGCGTATGCGAATTGTCAATAAGCAATATTTTCTATAGGAAGGAGGATGGTTATGTCATTCGAAAAGCGAGTGAAGATTGCGCTCATTAAAAAAGATATGACTTTGGCAGATTTGGCACGCGAGATGGATATCACCCGCGCCTATCTAGGAGACCTACTTAAAGGAAACCGACAGACGCCAGATCGTATCGCTCAAATCAAAGACATCTTAAAAGATGATTTAGAAGAGGAGGAATAAAAGTGTCGACAGCAGTCAAAAGTCAAAATTACACAGTGCAAGAAGTGGCTGACCTGTTAGGATGCAGCAAAAGCCACGCTTACAAGCTAGTCCGTCAAATCAACAAAGACTTGAAAGAGAAGAATTTCTTGGTATTACCAGGCAAAGTAAATAAGCTAGCGTTCCATGCAGTAGCGGGAGGAGCACCGGAATGAAATTATCAATGAAGAACATTCACATTTACGCCTGTATCTTCTTGTATATCATGTGCTTCTTTACCGCTATCTGGGCGTGGTGGTGCAACGGATGTCAGCCAGGAGGAGATCCAGTGGCTAACGGAGTCATCATCATCGCAATGGTAATTGGTGGTATTGCAACAGGATTATATGAGGAAGGAGTAAAGAATAGTGCATTATGATGACTTGCCACGTTTCGCAAAATTGAACGCGATTAAGCAGGTGCCAAACGGCTATAGCGTGTACGACTATCGCTACACAGAGGAAGGTCTAATCATGACCTGCATCCGAGAGAAACGACATGAGACGGCGCTAGAGCAGTTGGAGCATTCTGTTGAAGAATATAAAAAGACTCGCGAACACACGCATATTAAGGACATCGTGGAGTTCGCGAGACTGTTAGAGAAGACCTTATAAAGGTCACTCATAGATAAGGAGATTATAACATGAAATGTGTAAAAAAAGAAGAAAGAATTTATGTCGGAGAATACACTACAGCCAAGTACCCACAGGTCCGCATTGAACGTGAAGCCTACGAAAAATTGTGCTTCATCGCAAACGAGACCGACCGTACATTGAATGATATCGTGACGACTTGCATCGATTTCGCTATTAGCCAAATGTCTTGCGAAGTCGAAGAAATCAAAGTCGAGCGTCGTGTGTTCCGATTAGCTGGGGAGGAAGTCTAATGACAATAAAAATTGCATCACTCACTACCGAAAATGTAAAGCGCGTCAAGTCCGTACACATTGAACCTAGTCCAAACGGACTAACAATTATCGGGGGTAATAACAACAATGGTAAAACGAGTATTTTAGACTCAATCGCCTGGGCCCTAGGCGGCAATAAGTACCGTCCTAGCAAAGCGCAACGTGAGGGGTCAGTAGTTCCGCCAACGATTAACCTCAAGCTATCGAACGGACTTATCGTTGAGCGGAAAGGGAAGAACAGCGACCTGAAGGTGACAGACCCAACTGGCAACAAAGCAGGTCAAAACTTATTGGATAGCTTTGTCGAAGAACTGGCTATCAACCTGCCTAAATTCATTAACTCTAGCGATAAGGAGAAGGCTAACACCTTACTTGAAATCATTGGGGTTGGCCAACAATTGTACGAGTTAGAATGCCAAGAAAAAGAAAAGTACAACATGCGCCGGTCAATTGGTCAAATAGCCGACCAAAAGGAAAAGTTTGCCAAAGAGCAGCCGTTCTATCCAGAGGCTCCGAAGAACTTGGTCTCTATTACAGACCTCATCACGCAACAACAAGATATTCTAGCTAAGAACGGTGAGAATCAACGTAAGCGTGATATGACCGACCAGCTACATCGCCAAGCTACTCAATTGATGGCAGAGATTGAGCGACAAGAGAATACCTTGGCCAATCTAAAAGAACAATATCAAAGCGTCTTACGCGATTACGACGTGGCACAGAAGACATCCGAGCAACTCCAAGATGAATCAACCGAGGAGCTCGAAGAGTCAATTGCAAACATTGAAGCTATCAATATTAAAGTGAGGGCTAACCTGGACAGAGAGAAAGCCGAACAGGATGCTGCAGAGTATCGTGCTCAATACAGTAGCTTGACCACAGAGATTGAATCGCTTCGTAAACAGCGTATGGATCTATTGCAAAATGCAGACCTACCGTTAGATGGCCTTTCGGTTGAAGATGGCGAGTTACTTTATAACGGACAGCGTTGGGATAACATGTCAGGCTCTCAGCAGCTCATGGTATCAACCGCTATTGTCCGTAAGCTGAAGCCAGAATGTGGTTTCGTCCTCATCGACAAGCTCGAACAAATGGATATGCAGACGCTCAATGAATTTGGCGCATGGCTCGAACAAGAGGGCCTCCAAGCCATCGCAACACGAGTATCCACTGGCGATGAATGCTCTATCATCATCGAAGATGGATATGTTAAGAATTCGGAATCAGCGCCTGCTGCCCCACCTACACCGAAGTGGGAAGCCGGTAAATTTTAGAAAGGGGAATGACAATGAATATTACAAGAGGAGTTCAGGCTAGAGCCCAGAAGACTGTTATCTACGGTCCCGAAGGGGTCGGTAAATCAAAATTAGCAAGTCAGTTTCCAGAGCCTCTCTTCATCGATACAGAAGGGTCCACAGGCAACATGGATGTGGCACGATTGGATAAGCCAACAAGCTGGACAATGTTAATGAATCAGATTGCTTTTGTCAAAAGTAATCCGACAGTTTGTAAGTCTTTGGTTATCGACACTATCGATTGGGCAGAGCGTCTCTGCATCGAGCACATCTGCGCTAGCCATAACAAAAAAGGGATTGAAGACTTTGGTTACGGCAATGGCTATACCTATGTATCAGAGGAATTTGGTCGCTTGCTGAATCGGCTTCAAGAGTTAGTCGATATCGGTGTGAACGTGGTTTTAACAGCGCATGCCCAAATCAAAAAATTTGAGCAGCCAGATGAAATGGGGGCCTATGATCGCTGGGAATTGAAGCTAGGTAAGAAGACCACCTCTCAAACAGCGCCTCTAGTAAAAGAATGGTGCGACTTACTTCTATTCTGTAACTACAAAACGCATGTTGTGGCTTCCGACGACAAAGGCAAGAAGCATAAGGCCCAAGGTGGAACCAGGGTCATGTACACTGAGCACCATCCAGCGTGGGATGCTAAGAACCGCCACGGTTTACCGTTTGAAGTCCCATTGGCGTATGGTTCAATCGCCCACATTTTCGAACGCCAAGCGCAATCGCCACAGTCAAATCCAACACCTGTACAACCGGCTCCTAAGCCAACGCAACCTGTGCAAACAGTGCAACAAACACCACCTGTCGCTCACCCACAACAAGCACCTACCGCGGAACCCGTATTAGCTCAAGCAGTAGCAGAGGCTAACGAAGCAGAGCAAACAGCACTCTTTGGTGATGGTATCCCAGATGCTCTCCGAGATCTAATGAGAGCTAATGCAGTAACCTCTCAAGAGATTGAACGTGCGGTGGCTGAAAAAGGCTTCTACCCACTGGGGACACCAATAGCTAATTATGACCCTGGCTTTATCGACGGTGTCTTAGTAGCAGCATGGGGCCAAGTATTTGAACACATCAAAAAAGATAGAAAATTACCATTTTAGGAGGAAGTGCAATGAGCCAAATCAACTTAAATCTATCTCAGTTAGCAAATGGAGGTATTCAGGAGAAGATAAACTCCGAATTAGAAAAAGTCTTAGATAACATCATGGACCCAAATACTAGCCCTAAAGAAAAACGGAAGCTTGTCATCACCTTAACCTTTTCGCCTAACGAAGACCGCTCGCTCATCACAACAGAAGCGAATATCAAACCTAGCCTAGCAGCTCAGAACAATGTATCTACGATGATCATGGCTGAGAAAGATTGGAAAACAGGTGAAATATACGCTAATGAACTTCAAAGTGGAGCGAAGGGCCAAACTTTCTTCGATAATGACGGCTATCTTCGGACCGACACAGGCGAGTTAATCGAGGATAAGGCGGAAAACTCAACAATCGTAGACTTTAATAAAAAACGTGCCTCTAACTAAGAAAGGAAGTAAAAATCATGTCAGAAAATATTAAAGAAGCTTTAGAATACGCAGTCGACTTATCAAGAGATGCTGAACCTATTTTGATAGATGACGCAGGAGATGAGTGGTACGACGCGAATCGCTATAACATGAAGCCATTGGAGTCGCCTGTTTACTTACCTAAAACAATGGAGCTTAGCACATTGACTGGTTTGGTAGATTATATCAAATCAGGGCTCAATGAACTAAGCTAGCAAAATCTAATTGTTCAAGTCGCGGGGCCTCGCCTGGTTAATGTTTATGCAGAAGATGAATGCATGTATAAGAAACGAGCTCATCTTGTTGAGGTATCTGCAATTGGCTTGATTCCAAACCTTACACTGGACCACTACATGGATCAAGAGACATTCAACATTGAATTGCAATCTAAGTATGAAGATGCAAACGACCGGAATCTGCTCCTTGAATTCACCTCTAAAGTAAAAGTTGAATCAGGAAGCGAAACGACCGACAATGGTGTGTCTCAAATCACGACAATTAAGAATGGCGCTGCCAGCTTAACAAAAGCCGTAGTTCCTAATCCAGTTAACTTGAAGCCTCGACGGACTTTCTTGGAGGTAGAACAGCCAGCTAGCTTATTCGTTTTCCGTATGAATAAGCAAGGCGAACTAGGTTTATTCGAGGCAGATGGTGGAGCATGGCGCTTAGAAGCAATTCAAAACATCGCTAACTATCTCAAAGAACAATTAAAAGACCACGAAAATGTCACTATTTTAGCTTAATAACAGGAGGAAATAAAAATGACAGAACAATACAACAACTTCGAGCGTGAATTAGATTGGAACGACCAAATTACCCAGGACAGCGAATTCGTCATCCTAGAACCAGGCGAGTATTGGTTCAAAGTTGAAAAGTTTGAACGTGGCCGTCACACACCTAACCCTCAAAACCCAGGTAAACTACCAGCCTGCAACAAGGCAGTCCTAACATTGGAAATCGTAACAAATGATGGCCAAACCAAGAAATTGACCCACAACCTATTCTTACACTCACGCACAGAGGGAATGTTATCAGCCTTCTTCGGGGCAATTGGCCAGAAGAAACACAAGGAACCTCTCCAAATGAATTGGAACCTAGTCCCTGGCGCTGTCGGCGTTTGCTTCATCAAGAAAGGCCTATCTCGCAACGGCAACGAGTTTAACGAAGTCGGCTACATGATCTATCAAGATGATGTCGACCCAACCAAACAGTTAAACCAACGCCCAGGGATGGCAACACAACCTATGATGCAAGCACATCCTCAATTCCAACAACAACCACCTGTGCAACAGTATCAGCAACAACCATTACCTACACCTCAGCCTCAACAATGGCAACAAGGTAGCTTCTAATAGGTGACTCGAATGGAATTACGACCTTATCAACAAGAAGCCCGTGAGTCCATTCAACGAGAATGGGAGAACGGCAATAAGAAAACCCTGCTGGTATTACCGACAGGGTGTGGGAAGACAATCGTCTTTTCCAAAGTAATCGAAGACCGAGTGAGAAAGGGCGAGCGAGTGCTCGTCCTAGCTCATAGGTCAGAGTTGCTAGAACAGGCAAGCGACAAGCTAAAACAATCAACAGGCCTCAATACGGCCACAGAAAAAGCAGAAGAAACAAGCATTGGTAGTTGGTTCCGCGTAGTAGTTGGTTCAGTCCAAACGCTCCAGCGTGACAAAAGGCTTAGAAAATTCGCCAAGGACCATTTCGACACGATTGTGGTTGACGAAGCGCATCACTGCATTTCTGACGGCTATCAACGAGTGCTCGGGCATTTCGACCAAGCAAATGTGTTGGGCGTGACAGCAACGCCGGACCGTGGAGATATGCGTAACCTAGGCACTTACTTCCAATCATTGGCTTACGAATACACCTTGCCTAAAGCGATTAAAGAAGGGTATTTATCTAAGATTAAGGCACTCACAATTCCTTTGACCTTGGACCTTTCAGGTGTTGGTACTCAAGCTGGGGACTTTAAATCAAGCGACCTAAGCTCTGCGCTAGATCCATACCTTTATCAAATTGCCGATGAGATGGCTAAACAATGCCAGGACCGTAAGACTGTGGTATTCCTACCTCTCGTTAAGACGAGCCAAAAATTCCGCGATATTCTCAACGAGCGCGGCTTTAAGGCTGCAGAGGTGAATGGTGAGTCCAAAGACCGGGCAGAGGTCCTAAAAGACTTCGAAGATGGCAAATACAATGTGCTTTGTAATTCGATGCTGCTAACTGAAGGCTGGGATTGTCCATCAGTCGACTGTGTGGTGGTCCTCAGACCGACAAAGGTCAGGGCCCTCTATAGCCAAATGGTAGGGCGTGGCACTCGGTTATTTCCAGGTAAAGAAGAGTTACTGTTACTAGACTTCCTATGGCACACAGAACGGCACGATTTATGCCGGCCAGCAAGTATTATTGCAACCGACGAAGCCGTTGCTAAAGCGATGACTAAACGCTCAGAGGAAGCAGCTAACGTGGCCGTGGGCATCATGGAACTAGAAGAGGTAGCTGTTAAGGATGCCGTCGCAGAACGTGAAGAAGCACTGGCTAAAAAATTATCTGAGATGCGCAAACGTAAACGGTCGTTGGTAGACCCTCTGCAGTTTGAAATGAGTATTCAAGCAGAAGACTTAGCCAATTATGTTCCCGCATTTGGCTGGGAAGCTGGTCCGCCGTCTGAAAAACAACTGAAGGCACTAGAGAAATCTGGTATCTTCCCAGACGAGGTAGAGAATGCCGGTAAAGCCAAGCTAATCCTTGATCGCCTTGATAAGAGACGAAGCGAAGGGTTAGCGACGCCAAAACAAATAAGATGCCTAGAGCGGTATGGATTCCGCAACGTAGGCATCTGGAAATTCGATAATGCTAAGCGACTTATCGACCGGATTGCAGCCAATAACTGGCGCGTCCCTCGTGGTGTCGATGTCGCTAGTTATGAGGGGTGAGAATTATGTTATTAGTATCAGTAATCATCAACCTGGTAATCCTATATTTTTACTCATACTATCTAGCGATAGAACTGGGTAAGATGGAAGATAGGATAGATGAGAAGATACGGCTACTCAAAGACTATATCGCAAAGAGCTTTACCGATAGGCGTTAATACATAGTACGAACGTTCCCATCTAAGCTCCTCGTTTTCGTCAAGAGTTGCCCCTGAGTTTTTAAACATATTAACTAGTTGTTCCTCTCCTAGTTCGTACCTATGCTGAAATTCATCGGCACTAAGTTGAGCACCAATTATATGTTCAATTAGGTTAGCATATTCCAACGATGATAGGTGTAAGTCGTAATTAGCATAACAAGAATCCCCAACAATTAACAATGTTGGACCAAGCGCCCGTTGTGAAACATCTCCAGCTTCACCCGCATAAAGACGGATGAAAGGTGCTACCAACAGATTAAAATAGATGTGTTTTAACAAGACTGCTTGATTAGGCGTCATATTTGAAATGATAGTGCTAAACACAGGTAGCACACGATTATTCTTCCGATTATCTAAGGTAGAAGTAATCAGTGCGGCGAACATATCGCGAATCTGTTCCTCGTTTAGCTGGTATCTTAAATCCTCAATCGCTTTAATCGTCAGATTGATTTTAGAATCATCTCGATTTTCTTTTGGGATATCGTTAATAGTCTCTCGAAGACTCTCCTGGAATTTTTCGAGGTCATAATTTCGTTGGATATTAAACCTACGAACCGGATCAAAAAGAAGATGAAATATCCCTTCAAGAACATCTTTTCCTGCATTTCCAACTGATTCAGCAATAGGTTTTGCTAACGCATCGCCTGTCTCTGAAGAGATTGGAAGTTGTGGGAGATTTGAATCCATACAAGACACATCCTTATACGTGTATTTTTAATCACATTATATCACACAGAGAAAGAAGGTGATACCTTGTCAGAAATTAAATTAACTGAGCTACTCGAATATGTCGACCCTGCATTGTGCTCCTACCAGGAATGGGTCAACGTCGGGATGGCCCTCAAGCACGAAGGTTACACAGCCATGGACTGGGACTCATGGTCCAAAGGAGACCATTCACGCTATCACGCAGGTGAATGTTTTAAGAAATGGGACTCTTTCGAAGGTAGCAACACCCCGGTTACCGGTGGTACCATTTACCAAATGGCAGTCGATGGCGGCTATGAACCGCCAAGGTCATACGACGATGGCCGAGGAGAACTCGACTGGGACAGTACAATCAAGTATGACAACGACTATAAAATCATCGATAAAGACTGGGTAGAAGCCAAAGAAATTAAAGAGCCTGATCACTGGAATCCAGTGGCGGAAATCACCAAATACCTCGAAATCTTATTCGATAGCACTGAAAACGTCGGTTATGTGACTGAGACGTGGGAGAAGGATGGCAAGCATCTACCGACCTCTGGCTCATACGACCGAACAGCAGGTGAGTTAATCCAACTCCTAAATCGATGTGAGGGGGACCTAGGAAGAGTGTTCGGGGACCCGAAAGAAGAAGCCGGTGCTTGGATTCGATTCAACCCATTGGATGGTAAAGGCGTCAAAAATGACAACGTGACGGATTATCGGTATGCCTTGGTCGAGTCAGACAGCACGGACCTGGCGAAACAAAACGCCATCATCCGAGAGTTAGAGCTTCCCGTTGCTTGCTTGGTCTATAGCGGTGGTAAATCCGTACACGCTATCGTCAGAGTTGAGGCAAAAGACTACAACGAATATCGGACTCGTGTTGACTACCTGTATAGCGTCTGTAAGAAGAACGGCCTAGCGGTCGATTCTCAAAACAAGAACCCTAGCCGCCTTAGCCGCATGCCAGGGGTCATTCGGAATGGCCACAAGCAGTTCCTAATTGATACCAACATCGGTAAAGCTAGCTGGGATGAATGGTACAAGCATATCGAAGACTTAAACGATGATTTGCCGGACCCAGAGGGGCTAGAAGATTTCTGGAATAACATGCCAGACCTTGCCCCTGAGTTAATCCATGGCGTTTTACGTCAAGGTCACAAAATGCTAATGGCCGGCCCATCTAAGGCTGGTAAGTCATTCGCGCTCATCGAGTTATCAATCGCTATCGCAGAAGGTAGCAAATGGCTTGGATGGCAGTGTGAAAAAGGGCGCGTCCTCTATGTCAACTTAGAGCTAGACCGAGCATCTTGCTTACACCGGTTCAAAGACGTTTATAAAGGCCTAGGAGTTGCACCACATAACTTAGGTAACATCGATATTTGGAACCTGCGTGGTAAGACCGTACCAATGGATAAACTGGCACCTAAGCTTATCCGGCGAGCAGCCAAAAAACATTACACAGCGGTCATCATTGACCCGATTTACAAGGTCCTAACCGGTGACGAGAACAGTGCTGATCAGATGGCACACTTTACCAACCAGTTTGACAAGGTGGCCACAGAGTTAGGCGCATCCGTTATCTACTGCCACCACCACTCTAAAGGGTCTCAAGGCGGGAAGAAATCCATGGACCGTGCAAGTGGTTCCGGAGTATTTGCTCGCGACCCAGACGCTTTAATCGACTTAGTAGAACTCGAAATCAACGAAAGTCTAGCTACTCAACAGTTAGATAAAGCTAAGTGCCAAATCTACAAAGAGAGCCTCTTAGAGCTCAATAAGCGATACTACGAGAAGTATGTCGGCCTTGATGACCTAGAGTCCGCTTATCAAATGAAAGAACACGCGCTCAAGGCAATCACCACTTCTCAATATTACGAAGTGAATCAGCGGATTAAGGCAGCTGAACGTGAACAGAAACAACGGACTGCTTGGAGAGTTGAAGGGACGCTCCGAGAGTTCGCGAAGTTCGAGCCAGTCAATATCTGGTTCGGGTATCCAGTGCACACAGTCGATGATTCAGGCGTCCTAAATGATGTCGAGCCAGAAGATGCTCAACCGACCTGGAAGAAGAATTTCGACAAGAGAAAGTCTCCTGATGAAAAGAAGGAAGAGCGCAAGCATTCGTTCGACACGGCTTACAGCGCACTCAATGATGGTATCGAGCCAGTCACGATTGACGGCCTGGCAGAGTACCTAGGTATCTCAGATAAGACAGTTAGACGTCGTGTAAAGGAAGCCGGAAGTTATAAAATTGAAGGTAATTCTGTTATCAAAGTAGACTAGAAAAAACAGGCATGGACAAGACAAAATCGAGGACATTTTTCGAGGACGTCCTCGATGGACATTTTCGATTTTGTCCGTGTCCGAAGCTCGAAAATGACCTTTGGACAAACTCGAGACATTTTCGATTTTGTCTCCGGGACAGACACGCTATACCTCTTTCGAGGGTAAATAAGCGGGTGTCCCTGGCAGGTCCAAGGCAAGAACAGGGACAGGAACAGGGGGCTAAGGCTCCGCCCCCTGTAACCCTGTCCGTGTCTGTCCTTGCCAAAGCGCGAGAAAAAGAGAAAAATTTTTTGAGGTGAAAAATATGCGGAAGAAAAAACAACGTTCAAAAAAACTGGATGTGGCGAAAAAAATGCCGCCACTTTATCACACCATTCCAGGCAAGCCGTTCTCGCTAGAAGAATCCGAGGTACTAGAGTGGCTATCGAGTCAAGGCGAGTTGCAACTGTGGTTATTCAATCAGCTGAGCTATGCGGGATACATCGAATACGACCCAGAGACTGGACTATGGAGTGGTATCGAATGCTAGAGTTCTTTATCCCACTCAAAAAGATTCCGACCGTCACTCATCAGCAAAAGAAAGCAGCAGTCAAAAACGGCAAGCCGGTATTCTATGAAGACGAAAAGCTGAAGCTAGCAAGAGAGTTATTCATGGCCCATCTGTCGAACTACAGGCCTGATACAAAATTAGAGGGGCCTATCCGGCTCACGACTAAGTGGCTATTCCCTCTAACGAAAGGCAAACAGAATGGCGAGTATAAAGTCACTAAGCCAGACACCGATAATCTCATCAAACTCTTTAAGGATTGTATGACGAAACTTGGCTATTGGTATGACGATGCTCAAGTCGCTAGCGATATCATCGAGAAGTTCCACAGTGAGGTGGTCGGGATCTATGTAAAAATCGAATCATTGGAGATGGGGACATGGACATGATAATTATCTTAGCTGCGATCACAGCATTCGTATCGCTAGGATTGCTGGTATCAGATGTGCGATTCAACGAAAAAGGAGAAAATGACAATGAATGATTTAATTGAAAAAGTAAATCAATGGTTTTTTGACCGAGACCTGGACGAAGGCGATGGCTTAGGTCAACTGCAGAAATTACACGAAGAGGTCTACGAGTTAGCTGAAGCAAGGATAGTCAATGACTTTTCTGCTGAGGTAGACGCAGTTGGAGACATTACAGTGGTCTTGATTGGCTACTGCCTGCAACGGGGCCTGGACTTCGAGAAATGCTTAGAGTCGGCCTACAACGAAATCAAAGGACGGACCGGCAAAGTCGTGGATGGGGTGTTCGTTAAAGATGAGTAATATTACCGTATATTCCAAACCAAACTGCATGCAGTGTGAGTTTACAAAGAAATGGCTACACAACAACGGATTGTCGTATACAGCTATCGATGTTACGAAAGACGAGCTTAGCTTGGATTATATCAAGCGCCTAGGTTATCAAAATCTACCTGTGGTGGTAGTGGACGAAGGCGACAAGCACTGGTTCGGATTCCGACCAGATCTATTAGAAGAATTGAAGGAGAGCAGCAAATGATTAAAATTTACAAAGTTAACACACTCGAGAAATTTGAGTATCTACTTAACACCTTGCATGAGCGAGGTGCTGAGTGGAGTAATGGGGAACCTTTATACAGTAAAAAACAAATCCATAGTATTTGGGGTGATTGTGGAGATGGTGTTGTTATTTACAAAAGTTGTGAGTCAGTAACATTTTCTAACTTTGGATACATCGAGAAGGCGTTGAAAAGATTTGAAAATAGAGGAGAAGAGTACATCGTTATCAAGGATGTGAAGCTACCAAATTCAAGCGAAAAACCAAAAGAATCAGAAACACAACAGGTGCAGCCACATCAACCTAATGTGATTCAGCCAGGCCATTACAACCAAGGTGACATGGACCTCTTCGAGATTTTCTACCACCAGTATCCGTTCAACGAGTTTAGAACAGGTATGCGAATGATTGCTGCTCGTTATTATCATAGATACCCAGACAAGAACGGACTGGAAGACTACAACAAAGGCGATGAAGTGATGCGTCGCTTGCGTGAGTATGAGGAGCGAGAAAAACATGGCAGATAAGCTAGAAATGAAAATCCGCAAAGAATATTTCGAGTTCTTGAAGCGAAAGGCCCAACAGTATCGTAAACAAGCGATGAAGAATGTCTATGATAATCCTAAGCGGTATAACGAGCTGGTATACGATGCTCGTCAATTTGACATCTGTGCTGGGTTGATTTACAGCGAGGAGAGTGACTGATGGAACATCTAACCAACAAGCAAATCGAGACCATCACCAAGACTGTGGCGGATAGAATCGACCGAGTGAGTCGCGAAAAAGCTAAGCAGCATAAAGATTACCGTTTGAGAAACACGGAACTGTTGCTGAAGAACTATCGCATGCTACGAGTGCACTGCAACGGTATCGTGGAAGATTTAGAGGTCTACGAAGATTCCGTCTATGATCCGTCAGACCTTAACCTTAATTCGCTGATGAAGTACAAAGCTAAGACAGCTAAGATGCTCGATTACTTTGACATCATCTTTCGAGCATATGGCGAACTGTCCAAGTATCGCGATGGTATGCACCGACGCTATCAGATTGTGGCTCGGATGTATGTCCGTAGCGACTGCAAACAGAATGCTAATGAGCTAGCGTCTTACTTCAATATCGACCGAAGCACCGTAACCAGAGATACCAAGAAGGCAATCGATGAACTGTCCATCATGTTGTTTGGTATCGATAGCTTTGATGACCTGGATAAGTTAAGTGGCGAATGATTTACCGCTAAATATCACGATGCACAAAACCTGCAAAAAAATGCCACATCTGGTGTGTTAATATGATAGTGTGATAAATTGAAACGGCCGAGGTTTCATTGTCATGTGACTATCTCTCAATATGGATATGGATTAGACCGCGTTACCTACTCGCGGTCTTTTCTATTTTTAGGTGGTGCATCGTATGAATCTAATGACTCCGGATATACTCCGAGACATTCGGCAGATGATACAAGACGATACACTGATTCGTTTCTACAAGTCGAAAGAGTGGCGCAGCATTCGTGCGACACGCAAGCGACTAGATAACAACGAGTGTCAGACCTGCAAACGCAACGGTCGTTACTCACCTGCCGAGATGGTTCACCATATCAAAGAGGTGCGGAACTATCCTGAGCTAGCGTTAGACCTAAGCAACACAGAGTGTGAGTGCAATGCTTGTCATAACAAGCTACACCCAGAAAAATTGTCGGGATACAACCGTACTACCGTAATTTCGGATGAAAGATGGTAAAAATTCGAGACACAGATACCCCCGGGTCGAATCAAACGCGATTTGTCTGGGGACACCGAGCAACGGGGAAGGGGTGTCGACTCCGCAAAAATATTAGTGCCTTATGAAAGGGGGGGTTGAGATGAGTAGAAAATCTACCAAAAGCCGAGTCGGAAGAATCCGACAAGACCTAATGAAGCACATTTCTGATCAGGGAATGTATGGCGAATATTTAACTGATTTAGTCGATGACTATTGTTCACTGTGGGAAGTCAAGGAAATGCTGATTGCCGACATCAAGAAACGCGGTGTGGCTATCGAATGGAAGAATAGCGAGACTTCTAAAGGCAAGAAGAAGAACGACTCGGTTGGCGAGTTGACGAAGATTAACATGCAGATGATTAAGATTCTCAATCAACTGAACATATCGCCTAAGACATTAGCTATGACCGGCGGTGATGCCGATGACGAAGAAGACTTCTAAGCCTAATCATCGTGGAAGGAAGGAGCCAAAGGAAGTTGAATATCACCCCGCCATAGACCGATACATGCATATGGTCGAGAGCGGCGAGATTGAAGCCTGCCAAGAACAGCACGCTTTGGTTAAGTTCCTAAGAGGCAAGCTAGAAAATGCCGTTATTAAGAGTGACCTAATCGACAAGGCAATAGCCAGAATGAATAAGCATTTCGATGGGCAACTATTACCATGGCAGGAGTTCATCACAGCATTCGTTTTTGGCGTGTACGACCAGGACGATAACATCATGTTTAATGAGTTCTTAGTCATGATGGGTCGTGGTGGTGGTAAGACTGGTTACATGGCGCGTGTAGAGTTTGCGCTCGTGAGTTGCGAGACAGTGCCACAATACCACATCGATATTGTGGCGACATCCGAGGACCAGGCTAAAGAATCGTTCGATGAAGTTTGGGAAATCTTGGATGACGATAAAAAGAATAACGGCGGTAAGAAATACGCTAAGCATTTCTACTTTACGAAAGAACAGTACACGTACAAGAAGACAAGGTCTCGTGTTCGGTTCCGGACCAATAACGCCAAAACAAAAGACGGTGGCCGACAAGGTGCCGTCATTTTTGATGAAATCCACGCTTATCAGAACGAGGACAGCGTGAAGGTGTTTATCTCTGGTCTTGGTAAGAAAGCCAGACCGAGACGGTTCTACTTCACCACGGACGGTTATAACCGTGGCGGTTTCTTAGACATGCTCAAGGATGAGTCGCAAATGATTCTATCCGGCGAGCGTCCTAACCGCAAGACTTTCCCGTTCATCTGCAAATTGGATGACAAGGAAGAAGTACATGACCCGTCTAAATGGGAAAAAGCTAATCCATCTATTCGATACTTTCCACATCTCATGACTGAGATGCAGGACGAGTACGAGAAGATTCGAGATCGTGGCGAATCGTTCGTTGAGTTCATGACTAAACGGATGAACATGCCAATCAACGAGAGTCGCGAGACGGTCACGACATGGGAGAACATCCAACGCGCCAACGAGGAGCTGCCGGATTTGACTGGTGCTACTTTCATCGGTGGCGTGGACTATGCCGACACCACGGACTTTTGTGTGGTCGGAATGTTGTTTAAGAAAGAGAATATCTATTACTGGATATCCCACACCTTCATTTGCCACTTGGCACTTGAGGGTAGGACCTACAAGGTTCCAATAGATGTAGCGGTCAAGGAAGGAATGGCCACCATCGTGCCAGAAGATGTGATACCACCTAGCCGAGTAGCAGGGTGGTTCTTGGAGCAACTTAAGAAATACAGACCTGTGGGTGTCGCAAGTGACTTGTACCGCATCAGTTATCTGAGCGACGAGTTCAAAGAATGCGGGTTTGATGATTTACTGAGAGCGCGTTCTGGTACGAAAACCCACAGCGAACTAGAGCCTTTCGTTAACGAAATGTTCGCTAACGGTCGTATCAAGTGGGGCAAAGACTTCATGATGAACTGGTACACATGGAACGTGTTTAAGAATCGAGACGGCAAGGGCAACCTTACTTACGAAAAGCAAGAGCCTAAGCTACGCAAGACTGACGGATTTATGGCGCTGCTGCACGCCTTGCAGTTCCGCGATAAATTAGCGACCGCACAGCCTGTCAAAATCAGACGCAAGCTACGGTCGTATACTAACTAAGGAAGGGGGACGATACATGGGGATCTTTGCAAACATTCGGGACTTTCTGTTTTCAACTGACAAGCGGAGCCAAAAGCAAATCGAAGCCTACATCGCATCTGTGGGTTCCAAGATTCAAGTCAAAGAATATGCGCTACAAATTGCGATTGATAAGATATCAAACGCACTGTCGCTAGCTAGCTTTGAGACTTACAACGAATCGAAACCAACACGCGACACGATGTGGTGGCGGTTCAACTATGAGCCAAACCAAAACCAAACACAGAACCAGTTCTTGCACGATGTCATCACACAGATGATTAAGAACAGCGACGGTGCGTTGGTTGTCCAAACAGACAGCGGTGAATTTGTGGTTGCCAAAAACTACACGATGAAACGATTTGCCTTGAAGCCAAACATCTACACAAACGTTGTGCTGCCTGGCGAATATAACGACAAGCGAACGTACAACGAGTCAGAGGTGTTACACTTCACCATCAACGATGCAAAAATCAAAGCGTGGTTAGATGCACTGTATGACGATTATGGCGATTTAATCGCAGGTTCAATCCGAAACTACAATCGTGGCAACGCATTGAAATTGGGCTTGAAGATTGGCACAATGTTCGACCAACAGTTTGGCAACAAAGAAACTGACAACGGCGAGAACATGGCGGATGCCATCCTAGACGAAATGTACGAGAAACGATTTGGCGCCATCTTATCCGACAAGGATAGCATCACGCCGATTGAAGAAGGCTTGGACATCTATACCATTTCTAATACGGTCGGCAATACCTCAAGCGGTGGTATCACCACACGCGACATTGCCGAGACGATTGCAGATGTCATCAACTACACCGCCGACGCTTTTCACATTCCACGAGGAATTATGAAAGGCGATGTAGCAGATGTCGAAGCAGTGCGTGATAGCTTTGTCAACTTCGGAGTACGGCCATTTGCCGATGTCATTGAGACAGAAATTAACCGTAAGCTGTACGGCCAGAAACGTGTGGCGGTTGGGTCTAAGTTCAAAATTCAGACTAACACCATCATGATTTATGACCTGGTTAAATTCGCTTCGTCCGCTGAAGCTCTATTTCGAATCGGTGTATACAACCGCGACGAACTTCGCTTGAAATTAGGCGAGGAAGAAATCAATGATGAGACATCGAAGGAATACGCGGTTACGAAAAACTATGAATTTACAACCGATTTGAAAGGGGGTGAACAGGATGACACTAGCGGAAATGATGCGGGCAAACAAAATTGAGCCTCGCATTAAAGCGGAGATTGCAGGCAACACCGCAGTAGTGTATATGCACGGGGCTGTGGGCGACTACTGGTTTGAAGAAAGCATCACTGCTAAATCGGTACGTGATCAGTTGGAAGGTTTTGAAGGCGATGAAATTGAGCTACATATCAATTCACATGGTGGTGACATGTTCGAAGGTATCGCAATCAAAAACTATCTGTCTAATCGGCCAGAGAAAGTGACAGCCTACATTGATGGTATTGCAGCGAGTGCAGCGTCCATCATCGCGATGTGCGCTGACACGATTATCATGCCAGTGGACACACAGCTTATGATCCATAATCCGTGGACGTATGCTGCTGGTAATGCCAAAGAACTTCGTAAGGTTGCTGAGCAACTTGAGGTGGCACAGACATCGCTTGAAGAAACGTATATGAAACGTTTTGTGGGCGAACGTGAGGAACTGAAAGCATTACTAGATGCCGAAACATTCTTGACCGCAGAGCAAGCCATTCAGTTTGGTCTGGCTGATGCAGTCGAAAAAGAAGGTTCTTTAGATACAGTGTCCGATAAGTTGGTTTCAAGCTTAATGGCTAAATACAAGAAGCCAGTGTCTAATCATCTGATCAGTGATGATAAGGCAGAGGAAGAAGAAACAACTGATGGACCCGCTGAAGAACCAGAAACAAAAGAACAACCAAACGAAGCAGTTACGATTGATAAAATCGCCGGACTGTTCGCCTAAGCCGTTAACCATACGGCTATTTTTTAAACCCAAATTTAGGAGGAAATTTTACATGAAGAATTATGATTTACTAAAAGAGAACATGTCTCAAGCACGCGAAAACTTATTCGCAGCGCTTCGTACTGAAGACAAAGCAAAACAAAAAGAGGCCTTCAATGCTTTCTTAGAAGGCTTGCAAGCAGAAGTAACTGCTCAAGTTAAACAAGCATCGGACGCATACAACGAAGGTGTTCACGATGAGTCTATCTTGGTGAAACGTGGCATCCGCCGTGCATTGACATCGGAAGAAAAACGTTTCTTCGCTGAAGCAGTAAGCAAACAAAAAATTGATGGTTTAGAATCTGCGTTTCCTAAAACAATCATCGAAGATGTGTACCGCAACTTGAAAGAGGAACACCCACTCATCAGCCGTGTGGATGTCCAAAAAGGTACCACAAGCACTGAGTACATCTACGGTGACTCAACTAAGAAGCGCGCTTTCTGGTCTACTATCCCTGCCGATATCAAACAAATCTTACTTGATGCCTTCAAGAAGCTAGACATCAAGGTTTCTAAACTTTCTGGGTTTGTTGCTTTGCCTAAGGGCTACTTTGAGTTAGGTCCAGATTGGTTGGCTAATTACGTTATCACCTTCTTGCAAGAAGTGATGGCAGCGTCATTAGAAGAAGCTATCGTCAACGGTGACGGTGACAAGAAACCTCTGGGTATGATGCGTAAATTATCAGGCGACACAAGCGGTGTTTATCCTGAGAAAGACGCTATTACCTTAGCAGACTTCAAGCCTAAGACATTAGCGGGCATTCGCGGTGCATTAGCTAAAGCTAAGACAGACAACGGTTCTGTAGTGGCGTTGGTTAACCCAACCACTTACTGGTCTAAAGTTTTCCCAGCTTTATCGTACCTAACCGTTAACGGTCAATGGGTAACAACTAAATTGCCAACTGGCGAAGAAATTGTTCCTTCCCATGCGGTGCCAGAAAACAAAATTGTATTCGGTGTGTTAGAAAACTATCTCTTGGTGGTGGCTAGCGATGTTGAAATCACTCAATACAAAGAAACTTTGGCTGTCGAAGATATGGATCTCTACATTGCGAAATTCTTCGGTCGCGGTATTCCTAAGAACGAGAATGCGTTCTTCGTTGCTGACATCGAAAATATGGAAGGTGCCACCTTAGCTACACCTGAAGCAGCAGCTGTAATTAAACCTGACGACACTATCAATCCCTAGTGGGGCTGATGGAGTCCGCACAACTCCTAGCCCGCAAGTGACGGTCAACGTATCTCCTAAAAACGCTACGGCAAAGGTAGGGGATACTAAACAATTCAGTGCGACCGTCCAAGGCATTACAGGCGGTACGGTAACGTGGACAAGTAGCCAGCCTAAGAAAGTATCAATCGATGCTAATTCTGGTCTTGCTACTGTCGAGTCTACCGCTAAGGCTACCGATAGTGTGACGATTACCGCAACTGTGGTAGGTCATCCGGAAGCCACTGCAACAGCTACATTGACGGTTACTGCTTAGGTGGTGACCGCTCATGGCTGATGTAGAACGAGACTTATTGAAGTCAGTTAAAGCACATCTACGGATCACATGGGATAGCCAGGATGATGAAATCAAAGAAATGATTGACGAAGCCAAAGGCTACATCGTAGCAACGTGTGGCGATACTGATTTTAATATCGGGATTGGGTTTACACTACTCAAGAACTACTGCCGGTACTACTGGTCCGGCAATGCGTCGATGTTCGAGATGAACTATCGGTCGTTAATCCTAAAGCTTCAAATTTGGAACGGCAGGAAAAAGAAAGGGTGATAATCGATGAAGTATGAACTGGAAGAACCGCTAAACGACGGTCTACTACAATACGGAACGATTGTCACAAAACGCGACGATAAGACTAAGAAGAAAATCGGTGAAGACTTTCAGACATCTGGAAGTCTTTACTTTTCTTTCATGAACATCAACGCGAAATACGATGTCTATAAGGTTGGTAGCATCCAATCTGTGGACATTAAAGTTAAATGCTATTACGCGCCAAACCTTACCAAGGCGCACAAGATACTACTGCAAGGACAGGTTTATGAAGTCGAGCAACTCGATGCAGACCGAGAGCGCAAGTATCTGTATCTGTACCTAAGGAAGGTAGGTGAATGGGATGGCAACCATCTTATCCAAGCAACTGAACATAGCTAGGATTGTGGAAGAACTAGAAAAGACTGGATATCCGGTGTTCGGTATCGATATCAGTCGTGACGAGGTAGCGAGCAATAAGTCGTTCATCGTCTATTACGACAAAGGCGATATCAAACCAACTGACACAAGGAACCAGTACAAGATGGACTTTACGGTTATGTTTGTAAGCCGTATCGATGAATCTATTGATGAGATTGAAGTTATTGAATCCCTGCGATTATGTGGGCTGATATTCAGAGAAACCAATCACGAAGAAGGTCGTTACCTTAACACAGACGATACCGCTAAAGCAGTTACGTTTAAGTTCCATCAAATTATCAGAATCGACAGGTGATAGGCTATGGCTAAATTCACGGTCGATATTGAATCGTCTCAGCGTCTAGCAGATGCCATGGCGAAGATTCCGGATAAGTCCGAGCGTTTGATAAATGAGGTCCTTAAATCAAAAGGATCTAAGGAAGTCATGGAATCAATCATTGGATTTATGCCAGAGAGCGAACGTAAGAAGACACACGCCAAGGACTCAAGTCCATTGAAAGCAAAGTTGTTTAACCTTGGATTCGACATCCAATCCAAGTCACCGTTCGGTTACCTGGTGTTCCCTAACGATGGTCGAGGTAAGCATAACCCACACGCTAGGGAGTTCTTTGAAAAAGGGCTTGAGGACCGCAAGGAATCTATCATGGATGCAATGCTTGACGCATTGATTAAGGCAAGCCAAGAAGCACTTGCCGGTTAATTGAAAAGGAGTGAATTAAATGGAATTGACTGAACAATTCGACAATTATGAAATCACGAACGGTATGTTCCGTCAGATGAAAGCCGGTCAACTACAAACAGCCGAAAAATTAGGCTGTACCGGTACAATCACTGTTGAAGCAGAGACAAAGAAA